CTATTTTCAGCAATAAAGTTTCTTAATGAATCCTCTATTATATCACCTACTTCTGACTCTGTCAACATATTATTTTCAAATTTTTCGCTTTCCTTGATTAACCACAAGGCAGCTGCATAAGAAGCAATACGTGTTTGACCACCAGGAAGTTTTCCTAGTAATTTTTTGAGATTTAAGATAAGTTGGTCGAAGATACCAAAGGCTTTTTTCTGTTTATTACGAGTAAACTTTTTACGAGAGATAAGGATATTTCCTTTCTCATCAATAATGCCTTCTTTATATGCTGGCCATTTAGTAAAAGGCGTAACTAGCCTCTTAATAAAATTAAATACCAGAAATAAGTCTACAACCATATTAGATTTCCTGTAAACACTTTATAATTTGTTCATCTGAAACAATGCTTTTACTATTAATAATCACATTGTCATATACCAACAATTGTGGCATGAAATTCAGATAAACTACAAAAGGCTTCAAATACTCATGATATTCGTGAAGCCTCATAAAAAGCATTTCCGTAGCTTTAGCACCAAATACATTAAATAGTACTATCAAATGATTTAGAATCAACCTCTCCTTGAGTTCATTATCTTGTCGATATCGACTAAATAACTTTCGAAGATATTGAAACCTCTTCATATCTTCTTCGAACTCTGACATGTCCGTACATTGTGGATTGTCATAGTGCTTCATAGCATAAAGTAAAAAGGTTGATTCCGTCAATTTCATAAAACAAAAATGTAAAAAGTGTTAACTATTAACTATCAGCTACAATTGCGTCTTCGTCGGCTGTATCGCCTGTCACACCAGCATCACCAGCATCAGATGCAGAAACTTTCATTACTACAATATTTTCAGCTTTATGACGGGTATTACCATTTTGGTCTGTATATGTGTGATACAAGTTCCAACCAGGTGTATGAAGACCTTTAGCTCTGTTAGACTCTACACCAGCCTCTGTCAAGTCAACGAATACTGCGTTGTCTTTGTCATTGGACTTATTAGTGTTATTTGCGTCGTCCTCAAGCCACTTAGGTATATCACCAGCGGTGTCTGTTTTTCCCCATAGTGCCATTGTTATTCTCCTGTTTAAATTAACGTTAAGTTATAACAAAAATTATTTCTGTTCGGCTTTAAAGACTTGGTCAACTAATTTAGCTTTAACTAACCTTTTGTCTAATTCAATGCCGAGTTCACGACCACGCTCTTCTAATTGAGCTTTAGTTAACTTATTTAAAGAAGCTTTTGTGACCTTCTTAACAACAGGTCCTTTAGCAACTTCTTTCTTAGTCACTGGTGTGGTGCGAACAGATTTCTTTGGTTCTGGTTTATTCAAACCAAAAAAGTCTTTTAACCATTCAATTATCGCTTTCATAATATCTCCTATAATATAGATTATTTAAATTTATTTATCCGTGTTATTTGGATTTTTTCCAGCCACGCTCTTGGTAAGCCTTAAGTTCATCGTTAGATACGTGTCTTATCTGACCACCTGGGCTGACAATTTTATTTGTACCGGATTGGTCTCTACCATATCCTTTAATTTTTTGTATGTCACTAACTGATTTCTTTGACAAAGAAAAGTCTTTAGGATTATTTCTAACTGGACTCTTAAATTGATAACCAGTTCTTGCCATATCTCTTTTATCTGCCGAACCGATACCTCTACTACGCTTATTACGAACCTTTTGATGCTTAGCAAGAGCATCTTTAGAACGCTTAGTTGGTTCAGGGTCCCAAGACCTTCTATTATTTGGATTAGCAGCTGATTTATCAATTGCATCACCGGCTTTCTTATATTGTTTATAAGCCTTGCTTCTGTATCTCTTTAAAAGTTCAGGTGATAATTCGTTAAGTTCTTCATCTTCCAAAAGTTCATCAAACTCTTCGTCTGTCATTTCTGCAATGATGTCTAAAAGTTCTGCGTCAAATTCTTCATTTTTTGCTGAATAATTGTCATCAACATAATTAAAGAATTCTTTTTTCTTTTCATCCGAAAGCTCATCAGGTGAGTCTACACCAAATTTTTCTAAAGCCTTTTTGAAAAATTCTTGGTATTCACTATCCTCTTCATTATAGCTTCCGTGTAATTTCTTTTTTGAGCTACATGACCCCTCTTGAATATATTCTTCAACCTTGTCGTTAATCTTTGATGTCCAATCAATTGATTCGCCGAAGTATGGACCACCTACATCATTTTGTATTTGGCTTAGTGAATCGTTTTTATCAGCACCAAGGAATCTACTAGCATACTTTTTAAGTGCCTCTTCAGTACCCGACATTGCAATATGAGCATTACCTTCGCCACCTCCAAGAACTTTAATTTTAATTCCTAATTTTTCAGCAGTTTTATTATTTTTTACCTTACCAGTAAAATAGGAAATTTTTAAAACCGCCTCAGAAAGTTCAGCTTTTTCAGTTTCCTGAACCTCTTGTATTTCCACCTCTTCGGAAAGCTCTTCCTTTTTGGTGAAATAGTCTACATTGCTTGACATATCCGTCTCCTAATTAAATTTAATTATGTGTTTATTTATATAATTTTAGTGACTTTAACCACCAAGTCATTGATACCTTTCAATAGCCTGTGGTATTCGCCTTTTCTTATTGTAAATCCAATTCCTGGCTTTAACAAGTAAGGTAATGAATTTTCCGGTTGAAATTGCCAACCATCACCTTCAATTACTTCTATAATTCTATCTTCTTTGTCTCGATGCCAAACGAATTCTTCATCAATAGCATCGACACTAAATGTTCTTATATTACCTTCGTCTACGTAAGGTTTACCAAAAGTAATTTCCGCCACCTGTTAATCCCAATTCCTTGGCATATCTTGGAAGGCGACAAGCCCAATAACCTGGACTTAATTTATCTGTTTTTGTATCGCAATTATGTCTTGCGGCAAAACTTGCTGCAGCCCCTTTATCATTAATTTTAGAGGTCAGCCCACCTTTCTCATCACCAAATTGTATCTTTTTAATGTTGCCTGTTTTTGGATTTCTCACATAGACAACATATTTTTTGTCTCCACTTGACCTTTTTGGTTTATTCAACTCTGGTTCCTTTTCTGATACTATTAATCCCCCAGTAGTATCAAATTCTACCAATGGTTGCTCGAGAGGTACAACGACTCCCTCGTATAAACCAAATGATTCATTGAATCGCTTCATCGTTTTACAATTTTAAGAATCTTTTTAAGACTTGCAGGGTCCTTAGAGATTAATAACTGATATTTCTCTTTGTCCTGTACTTTTTGGAGTGAATCAAAACCTCGTAATAAAGCATCAGCTTCATCACTCTTCAGTTTTAATTTTTTCTTATTTAAGAATTCCATTGTACCACCCTTGTAATCAAGAATTTTTCTTAATTGTACAATAGGATTCTTTTTAGCAAGTTTCATATCAGCTGTAGTTGCTCTTACATCTACATCTTTAACTTGTTTAAAATCTCTATCTCGTTTGATGGCTCTCATAGCATCAGCCTTTGCAGAAGCTTCTTTGATACCCAATTTTTCTCTATATTTGCCCATTTGTAAACCCATAACAAAATCATCGAACTCATCAGGGTCATCTGTTTTAATAGAATCTACATCTCTATAACCATAGAAATCTGACATTGCACTTGATGGTAAATCCTTTCCATCATCTTGGAAGGCAATAATTTCTTTAGCCCATTTCTTTTTAATGTCATCTAAAGACATATCATTTTCGTTGATATTTTCCTTCTTTAAATATTCTTTAGCTTTTTCTCTATCAAGGAATTTATATTTACGATATTTACCATCATCGATGTCTCTTACAGTATATGTTTCATTATCTATATTAGAGATTTTACCTCGTCTTTTGCTACCAGAAGCATCGTAATAATCCATCTCTATACCATTTTTCTTGATATTATTTGCAGAAGATGGAGTTTCAGTTCCCATGCCTTTGGTTGCAAGTGTTCTATAATTCTCTTCTAATGTAGCTTCAATATGAGCAAAGTCATCTTTGAGACCACCCATCATGCTACCATATTGTCTTTGCTTTAATCTTTGATATCTGTTTCTTTCAGCGTCACCAGATTGCTTTCTTCGGTCCTCTCTTTCTTTTTTAGCTTTTGCCATTTGGAGAGGGCTATATCTATTTGGTGATTCCTTTTGTAATTCTTTGGCGATTCTTTTTACATTTGCAAATGCGTCTGTTCTGGAAATATTGCCTCTTTTTTCAACAGCTGATTTTGTATCTGCTCTATAGCCTTTTTCTTGGTATTTTTTCACTTTGTCTCTTTCAACGTAGCGAATATCACCATCTTTATTCACCATTCGTAGGCCACGGTCACTAACAACTGATTCGTTAGCTTGTCTTAATGCGTCCTTAACTCTTGGGTGTGATACCAAACCTTTTTTCAGTTTTGCAATTTTTGAATAAGCGGCAGAATAATTACCACCTTTATATCTTGGGTCATTGGCAATACCTACTGCCATTTTAATATCTTTACTTGTGATTTTAGAATCTCTGTCATCATCTTTAAATTGAACATAACCTGAACCACCACAATGTTTGCAATCATCATCTTTACCATCGCAATGATAACAATCGCCACCCTCTAAAATTACTCCTTCATCTAAAATCTTCATCCATTTGGTAATATCTGTAAATTTACCAGTGACAGCAACATAGAATAATTTACCATCGGAATCTTTACCTACACCACTATCAACATCTAGATTAAATCTAGAAGCCATTTTTTCAGCCTTGGTAGCACTCTTTAAAGTATCAAAGATAAATCTTTGAGTCATTTCATTGAGTTCAGTTTCTTCAGTTTGAGGTTTACCTAATCTTTTCTGTCTATCTCTATGTGTTTCACTACCAGATTGTCTTTGCATTCTAGCAAGACGTTCCTTTCTTCTTTCCTCTGGGCTATTTGCAACTTCGTGTTTAATGTCATCACGATTTGCATTTTTCATCATATCAGCAATGCGCATTAATGTTTCTCTATCTCTTTTAGATAGAGATTTAATTTTTTCGTCGTGTGCAATCTTCTTTAATGAAGCACCGTAAGCAGCATCGGATTCGACCAATCCTGTTAATAAATTTCTAAATTTTTTCATTTATCGTCTCCGATTCTATTTTTATACCTTATCTGGTAAACCTTTATGTTTTGTTTTGGCATAATCTTCCAAATCCTTTTTGGAAATATTCTTTGCCATGTCTCTCACTTGTTGTGAGACTTCGGATTCAGGTGTATCACCATCTTTTACCGATAGTGCCAAACCAAAAAGTCTTTGTTGAGCCTTTGATTTAGCCTTTTCTCCCAAATAATCCGAAAATGTTAACATTATTTTATAAACATTCGCGTTGCTTTTTCAGCATCACCAAATTTACTCATGAAATCCGGATTTGCCTCAAAGAAATCAGACATTGCAATAAAAATTTCTGCTCTTATTACTGCGATTTGACCCAATTTATCTTCTGGGTCACGAACCTCTAATCCACCAAATTTTTTATCTGGAATTGTTTTTGCTGTTTTATTAGACCATTCTGAACTATCTGTCCATTCAGAATCTTCTGCATCACTAGATGTATAATATAAAGACTGTATTAATCCCATTAGTGTTGGGCTGTAAAAGCCTTTTGATGTTGATACATCTCTTTTTTTAAATCCTGAGCCAGGTGGTATCATAAAATTTTTATGACCTGCTTTTTTAGCAAACTTAACTAATTCGTCCAATAACTTTTCTAAACTCTTTACCTTAGTAAAGTTCCCCTTGGTCAAAGAAAATGCTTCGTTTATATTTTTAAATTCTTTAAATGTTTTCATTGTTTCTTATAATCCCTATCGTAGTATTTTGCCTTTTGGCCTTTAGGTCTTTGATAACTACCTCGGCCATACATTCTATCCATAGCTCTATTACTACCTTTAACTCTATTTTTTACTTTACGTGCATCGTCAGCAGAAATTCCTAGTGTAGAAGCGCCTGGTAATTTTGACTGAGCCTTTTGATTTTTCTTATGATATCTAGTAGCCAATGACTTAGATATCTCATCAACATATTGTTTAAAAGACCTCATTGTTTCTTCTTTTTTACTACCAATTTCATCTTTTAAATCTTCTATTTTATTTTCTAGTGATTGTACTTTGTCATACCAGTATTCGTGTTCTTCATCAGCTTCTTCATACGCGTCATCATCGCCTTCTTCTTCGGCATCATACATTTTCATCTGAGCCTCTTCTGCTTTCTTGAGAAGTTCCTCCATCTGTTTTTCCATTCTTGCCAATTTAATCTTTTGCAAATCATCATCAGAAACGTCCATGCCAGCTGTAGATTTATAAGGATTTTTAGCAAAATAATCTATCTTATCATCGGACGACATTTTACGTACGCGCTCATCATCAGCTCTGACTTTATCCGCATGTTTTTTCTCATCTTCAGTTGGTTTTCTTGTCCATTTTGTATTACCAGGTTTTTTCTCATAACCAGCCTTTTCCATTTCTGGAGCAACATAACGGTCCTTTTCGTCCTGACCCATTTTATCCCAGACTTTACCATCTTCTTTTGCCTTTTTCTTGGCATCCTGCATTGCATAGTAAGAGTCAAGTTGACCATCGCCAACAGGTTTAGGACCTCCAATTACTTCATCAAGTTTTTGAGTTAGTAAATCTTTAATAAATTCTTTGTTATCCATTGGTTATCCTTTCTTGCCTTGTTTGCCGTCCCAACTTACGACTTGGTATAGTTTCCATTTATTTTTCTGTGCAAATCTAGCGTCTATAATTGCTTTATCCTTTGCACTACCACCTTGTGTCCAAATATCAGCCAATCTATCTTTTGCTTTTTTAATGTCATCTTCCTGACCATTTAATTTCCAGACATCATCTCCTGCTCTTGTAGCAAGAATAAACTTTTGGTAAATGTGATTACCCTGTTCGTTAAACTGTTTAAAACTTTTCATTATGAATCTACTTCTATCTCGCCGTCCCAGCGCCCTTGTTCGATTTCCCATTGGTAATTATATGCTTCATGTTCTGCATCTGCAAGACCATCAAATATTTTACTTGGGCCGTAGAAACCAGCATTGTTTTGAAACCCTTGAAGCTCTTTATCAAGTTTTTGAATTCCACTGATAAAAGATTTAATTTTTCTAAGTTCAAGCTTTCTATCAAATTGTTTATTGTAATATTTTGATTTTTTAGCAATATGTGGTTTTAATCTTTCGGTTAATTCTATTTCTTCTTTTAAACTTTCAGGTAGGGCAATTTTCTTAGCACGTTTTCTCATTTTATCGAGTATTTTACGAGCCATTTTTGCCATTGCACCTTTTAATACTTTTTCTTCGAGCTCTTCGTATCCTTCAACTTCCGTTTCTTCTTTATAGTCTTTACGAATGTGTTGAATTGCTCTCCACAGTTCGTCACGAGTCATTGTATCACCAGCACCAACATTAGAATATGCAGTCATACCGAATAATTTACTCATTTCATCAAAAATTTCTTCGTTCCCCATTGAACTTTTTGCTAATTGTTTTAATTTACGATTTGCTTCAGCATTGAGCTTTGCATTTTCTCTTTCGTTATCACCAATAAAAGCAAAGTAATAATCGCCGTCATAAACTGGGTATGATAGAGATAACCAAGACTTTTTCAGAGCACTGTTATTATGGTAATGGCCGAAATCATCTTCATTATCCATAATCCATTGTTGTTCTTTTTTATCAACACCAACTGCTTTAGCAAAATCTTCTAAACTTTGTTTCTTTGACATTGATGCTTCAGCAAGTCCATTACTATTATAAGCTGCAACTTGTCTTAATGCCTCGTTAATACTACCTTTTACTGCTCTCATTTTATTTCCCTTTTGGTTCGAATTTGGTTGTTAGTATATATTTTCTCATAGGATTAACCATCACATTCATTTTATTCATGAATTTTCGGTTCAGCAATACATCACTGGTCCTATTACTTCTATCGTCTAACAAAAACTCGTAATCTTTATATGTCTTTCCATTAAATTCAAAATCCAACAATACAGCATGTCGGTCTTCATGGTAATCTTGCAAACCACCTTTTTCGACAGAGATGGTTCTAGTAATTTTATTAGTCATCTTCTTGCCATGATGTTCCCAAGTCACACTATTGCCTTTTACAGTAATATTTGTTGCATGTATACTTGGAGCAATTGAACCATTACCTGTGTCAAATTTAGCTTTTACCAATCCAAATGGTTTAATACCAACCATTTCTATGTATCCGACTAACATTGGAACAGGCCAATGGAATGTTTTACTTTTAAAATGTTCTACAATCTTATTTATTATTGGACGTGTTTTATCACCCTTTTCTTTACTGCCGGCCATTGCTGTTTCAATACCCTTTGTACCAGGGCTGTGATTGACTTCCAATATAAAAGGAGGTTCTTTTTTTCTGTCTTTGGCTGGAATAAAATCTACAGCTGCCCATCTACAATCTACCGCCTTTGCAGCCAATAGACATTGTTCTATTTCTAAATCTGTGAGTTTAACCTCTGTACCTTCAGCACCTTGTGTAATATTAGAACGAAAATCACCTTTTGGTTTGCCTCTTGTCATTGCACCAATAACTTTACCATCAAGAACATGTACACGATAATCTTCTTTCATTTCAATATATTCTTGAATTAATAATGCGGATGTAGGTTCTTGTTTTGTAATTAATTGCACAAAGGATTTAAGAGCTGATTGGTCGTCAATTTTAACAACACCAACACCTTCTGAACCTTCGATTGTTTTCATAATTACAGGGAATGGTTTGCCCAATGCTTCTACTGCTTGTTCAATACCTTCATCTTCTTCGTTTGGTATTAATACTGTTTTTGGTTGTGTTAAACCTTTTTCTTGTAGGCGTAAATAAGTTAAGTATTTGTCATTACATAACTCTAATACAGCTCGAGTATTACACATTGTACATCCAGCACGTTCAAATTGTGAAACCTTATCTAGCCAGGCTTTATTGTGGCGGACATTACCACGTACTATACAAAGTGTATTTGGACCAACCTTAAATGGTTTATCATCTTTTCTATTAATACATGTATATGTGCCGAGTTTTTCGTCCCAGAGTATTTGGCCTCTCTCCACTTCAAAGTTAAAAAAAGGAATATTTTGGGATTTACATTCCTTCTTTAGATATGTAGCTGTTCTGAAGTGCTGATATTTGCCGCCATCAGGAGTCGATGACATGACGATAATGCGGTAATCCTTTGCAGGATTTCCAATATCTTCCTTTAAATATGTAGAGAATCCTTTATACATGTATTGTTCACCTTAATAAGGTCTTATCCTCTGGCCTTGTCGACCGCGCGATTATATTTGTCTTTATATTTTGCTCTTACGTCTGCTTTTTTCTGTTTGGCAGCCTCGAGCTCTTTTTCAGCTTTTGCAATTCTTGCATTTGCATCATCAACAGCTCTTTCCATGTCTTTGCGCCAATCTTCATCTAATTCAGATTCTTCTTTAACTTGTGTATAACCTTTAATGGACATCCAGTTTTCCACTGCATCCATTAATTCTGTAGGTTCAACACCTGCTTCGTTTGCATTTTTAACAAATGCCATTAATTCTTCTGAATGCTCTTTTGTCATTCTTTCATTATATGGGTAGCCTTTCAAAGGATTATCAAAATCTTTAGGGTCTAATAATTTAATTGCTTGAGCATTAAGTTTCTTCTTTGAATACGCAAGTTTCTTGACCTTTTCTTTAAATGCCTTTGTTCGACCATCTAATTTAAATGGTTCCATTTTTTCTTCTCCTACTTTTTGTCCTGGTGTGTCTTTCTGAAGTCTATTACGAGCTTTATCTGTTCCCCAGTCTCCCGCACCACTCATTTTTATTTAACCTTTGCTGCTAGATCTTTGTCGGCTTTACCCCATGTTCCTTTTGATTTCGTTGCGAAACTATTAACACGGGCAAATCCCCACTGTGTAGGAGTAGTACCTGGTCTGTGGCCAGTTCTCCATGCAGCGACACCTCTATCAAACACTTTCTTTAAGATATTGAAAGGCATACCTGATTTCTTTGCCTTATCTCGTAGTGTTTTATCTGTATCGCCTTCATTCATGAATATAAATTCGACTTCATTTGCTAGCTGTTCTAATTCTTCCTTAACACAATTTGGTACCATATTACCTTTGCGGCCTTTTTTCATACCAACTTGTTTATAGCCATCCCAACAAGGATCGCCGTCTCCTTCGATTTGCGCCTTAATCTCTTCTCTTTGTTTTACTTTTTCGTCCATTGCCTTTGCAGCGGAATACATTTTAAAGCGATAATCAAAGTTTACTGTATTATCAGATCTTAATAATTGGTGAGGTCGTTTTAAAAATGCACCGTTTGACTCACCAAACATTGCCTTAAATCTTTTTGTATGTGTTGATGGTTTTGTTTTTGCTGTCGCGTCACCAGGTGCTGGTTTATATGCAGCTGGGTCATCATCGTCCATTTTTGTTTGTTTTGCAAATTGTGCATGACGTTTTGCAGATGTGGATTTAGATAATTTACCATCCTTCGAATCATCTTTATAATAATTACTTTTTGCTCTTTTATCAGCAACTGTCATCTTTTCATCTAATAATCGTTTACGGAATGAAGATGCGGTATAGAGTTCTTGATTTACAGATTCATTCGCGAATTGTAATGCTTTTTGAACTTCTGGATGTTTGGATAAATTGCGTTTAATTTTATCAATTTCTTTAATAGCGTAATTATAATTACCACTTAAATCAAGAGCAAGTTCAATACCTAATTTAACTTCTTTTTTCTTTGAGGCTGACTTCGCCTTAGGATTATCTCTATAATATTGAGCAACCTCTCGGCCTGTGAGTTTTGATTTACCCATTGCTGATAATGGGTCAAGTTTGCCATTTACAACTTTTTCACCTAGGAAATTAGAAACCATATCATCAAATGATTCGGTTGTCATACCCAAACCTTTGCGAACATCATTATACATTGCATTTGCGAGACGTCTGCCTTTTGATGGAACACCCTTTGTGAATGCTTTTAAATCACCATCTTCTGCTGCAGCTCTCATTTTTGATGCAGACATACCGGTCACTCCATCTGAATCTGGGTCTCGTTCACCTGCAGAAATAACATCTAATGTTTTGAAATTATAATCTCTACCATTATATCTGTTCATTAATCCATTAAATTCTTTTAATCTATCTGAACCAACTATAACGACTAAATTTTCATATACACCATCAAGTTCTTTTGCAACTTCGATAATTGTTCGAGATCTTGAAGCAGGAAAATATTTTTTGCCAAAGAATGCTTTTGCATATCTCATTTTTTGGTCATATGTTAATGGATTTTTATCTGAATCTTGTGTTTTGGAAAGATATACCAATGGGTCGCCATCACGGGAAATGGCTTCATTAATAATTTTATTTACTAATTTTTCATGGCCTGATGTAGGAGGATTCATACGACCAAATCCAATTACAGCTGTAGGTTTCCTTGCAGCTTCTGAAATGGTTGGTTCTGTTTCTATGTATTTTGAAACATCAACACGGCCTTCGTTGTCTTTTTTAAGTAGTGAACCTTTCTTTTTTCTTTCTTTGTCTTTTGAATCTTGTTTAGACTTTCTAGGTTCTAAACCGTCACGCTGAGACTCGTCGTCCATCTCTGCCTCTGGGCGTGGGTTTAATTTATCTTTTGGGTCCATAAGGTATAATCCCGTAATTTAGAGCTCTATTTGTTTTATTTATAAAACTCTGCGAATGAAGGTATAAATTCATAATTTACAGCTGCACTTGCCGACCATATAGTCGACTCCCTTAACCAACCCATCGCTGGTGTTGGTGACATAATGCATAATGGTATATTTGTTCTACGCTGTCCTCGGATAAAATATGCATTATCAACTGCGCCTAAAACTCCTTTTTCCTCAATTTCATGAACCATATTTTGCGCGGTTCTTTTTGTCATCATATATGCATGAGCACCTTCGTGGCCAGTTATATTTATTAGAGCATTAGGAGGTCCAGCCTTTTTATGGTCGTATCTAGATGGGTCTGTAAGTTTATAACCCAACGTAATTAAATAATTGTCTGGTATTTTTTCATAAGGTTTATAATACATAATTGCATCATGTTCTAATACAATACCAACATTATCATCACCCTCAGCTATCTTTTTCCATATTGCTCCATGTCCAGCAGAACATGCATTTGCTTTTTGGGCTGGAGACATATTATCAATAATTAAAGGTGGTTCATAATATTTCATTTTAATGCCAGTTTGACACCAAGCTGCACGGCCAGTAATATCTGACCACCCTTCAAAATATTCCCAGTCTAATCCAACATCGTCACAAGATTTCGCACATACCTCTGCGTATTCACGACTTGTTGGAGTGTTTATTCTGAGAATATATGCTTTCATTGTCCGTGTTTTAATTCCTTGTACATAATAAAGTCATTATAAAAATAATTATGAACTGGTATTAGTGCATCTGCATCAAATTCAATTTCATTTGTTTTATCTTTACGAGTATCAGTTTTATGCTGTGGTAATGGTGGACATTCCAAACCTAATGTTTCAGTCATAAAATGATTTAAACGAACATCCAAATCTTCATATAACCAATATTCACCAACGAGTTCACCTCGTATCTTTAATAAATCAGTCTGTATGATTCTTGAGTTTGGGTCCTCAAATAAACCATTCGGAGCCCAAGATTTATATTCATCCAATGAAGCTGGTGTTTTGGGTGCTTTCCATTTCTTATAAAAGTAATATAAACTCTTTTGTCTGTCGAGTGGTTCTCTTAACAATGCAAAACAATAATATTCACGAGCTTGTTCTTCTGTCAAAACTTTTTCAGAAATTAATTGTTCGATTGTAAAATGATAAAATGCATAAGGTCTGTACCTTGATACAATACTTTCTGGTAATGTTCCTGGAATACTACTATCTTCTACTTCTGTGTAAATAGCATCAGGGTCATCTACATTATTAATAAAAAAATCCGATAAACTACTTGAAGCAGTTTTCGGCGTGCGTAAAAAGAGGAATTTATATTTGTGTGATAAGTACATTATACTCCTTGTGAATAATCAACGCAATGATAGCCCATACCTGTAGAACCCCACTTATGGTCAGCATAGACTTTATCCGGTCCTTCATATCGAACCGATTGGTTTAAGTAGTACTGAGGAATAAAATAATGTGATGGCCAAATGGTAAGTTTATCTTTCCATTCATCTATAAATTGGGCCAAAAATTCATTCCCAGTTGATTTGTGTGGTTGTCTGTGTAAATCACCTGGGCGTAATATACGCAATGAATCAATTAACATTTTAACAAATTCATTTCCAGGATTACAAGCAAAAATTGGTTGTACAAAATTATGTACATTACGACCACCTCTATCGTTTTCATAACATGTATATGCGTGGTCTTCTGGAGATGTAAAAAGTTCGTCAGTATTTTCTAAACAAATCATATCAGCCTCACAAATAAAGCCACCTTCTTCATATAAAAGTTCATAACGAATTAAATCGGAAACACCACAAAATGCTTTTGCTCTATAATAATGTTCTATTAAATCCTGATTAATCCATCGTCTCTGTTTGAGCATGGTGTCGTCAAAAATACTATATTCCCATTCAGGGTGTTTATCTCTCCATGTATACATCCACTTTAACGGAGCTGGTTTTGGACCAACCCAGATGTGTTTCATTTTTCTTTCTATATTAATGTGCATGTATATTCACCAATTTTGAATAGGCTTGTGTTGCAGGGTCTTCGCCCTCCAATAATGTATATTTAATATCCAATATATTAAACTGATTTAATATTGCCTTATCAATATTTACACTTTCTTCTTCATTTTGTGCTCGACCATCAGATTCAAAGCCTTTTGGACGAGTCAGCAAAAAGTTAATGTTATCATACATATTATAACACTCTAAAGCCATTTTGTCAATTAAATCTGAATATAAAGGACCATCGTAAAGCTCTCTATAGATTGGAGACAATAATACTGGACTGTCAGTAATGACATAATCCACTTGACCTTTTAATCTTAAAATTTTACGATGTTGGTGTGCAAGGACCCATAATTGGTCTTTTAACATGGGAACATTTCCTTCCCATACACACTCTTTGGCGAATTCGTCGGTCAGCTCTACGCTATATCCCAACATTTTCATTTTATAAAATAATCCGGCAGCAGCTGTGCTTTTGCCGGAAGATGGACCGCCATAAAAATTAATTACTCGGGTCTTCTTTGTCACTGTATTATCCTTATTGCTTTTCAACTAACCATAAAAAATCATCTTCTACAGTATAATTACCTTCTCCGTATAACTCTTCCACTGCTTGTTTCACGGTTGGAAAATGAATATCATGTCCAATAATCATACCACCTTTGCGAACTTTTGGAGCCCATGCTTCAACATCTCGCATTACACCATTATAACTGTGGTCAGCATCAATAAAGACAAAGTCTAAACTTTCATCTTCTACTTGTTTTGCTGCTTCAGTTGTATAATCTTTAATGATTTCTGCTCTATCTGGATATTGAGAGCAAAAATTTACAAGGTCTTTATAGTAAGTCTCGTGGTCCCAGGCATGGCCATTCTCACCTCTGGTCCATTGTTCAGGTCCGTCGTATCCTGGCTGAGCTTCGTAAAGGTCAACACCAATAAGATGCAGATTGTGACAGGTACGAACAAGGTGTTTAAAAGTTTCACCAAGCCAAACTCCAAGTTCAGCTCCTTTTGTCCAGTTGTTCTTTCGAACATATTTTTCAATTGTTTGCCATCGCCAAATGTTTCCACCGTCGTGACCGCGGTCGCGTATTCTTCCCATTGTTTTCTCCTAGTGCTACTCATAGCAAATATTCTATATAATTTTATATATTATAATACATTTGGAAGTATTTGTCAACAAAAGACCAAAAAATCATAATATAATGTTGAAGTTTTTAGTTTGTGCTAATTGGTTCTCTTAAAAGTAAACCTTCGCTGAATACATTCATTTCGTGTGTTCCGCTCGAGGTTCTTAATTGAAACTGAATGTCGGTTTTTTCTGAATACTTAAACGGGAACCTTCGTTGAATATGCATATTACCTAAGAATGTTGTTCGAGCAACGTTATATTCTTGCCCACCATTTGCGTTATTAATTGATACATTTTTAAATAGACCAGGTTTAGCTGCCGAGCCATCTGATGAAAAAGCATCGATACGATAAAGGTAAT